GTAACCCATTAATATTACGTTCTCTTTCATGTAAGGATTCTTATATACTTGGAATCTACTATTTAATGAACCAACTTTTGATACACCAAACGCAAATTGAGCATCACCATTGTCAGCTGAACTAGCATAACCTGGGATAGATTCAATTATTGTTGCAACATCTGGAGATACAACTAAGAAATTAGCTCCACCTCTTAATGTTTTTTGGTGAATAGAGTTAGATACACCAGCGATTACAGTACCAAGAGTTTGAAACCAAGCTCCCTGATTGTAAGCAGATGCTCCGTACTCTGTAGCATCCATTGCTGCGAATGCAGAACCATTCCAAATATTACCAGCTTTAGCTGACCAATATCCTGTTGATTTAGCTTCTGACATTAACATGTCTAAGATTTCAAAATCGATTTCTTGCGAAATGTATTCTGATAACATAGATGTTAGTTCAGCTTCTGCATCAATTGAATGATAAGCGTTTAAATCCTGTGCGAACTCAGGAGTCCATTGTGCTTTTAACTTTCTAGTCTTAGCAACAATAGGTAAACTCTTCATTTCAACGTTTAATTCAGGAATTCCTAAATCAGTTTCATCTTTATCTTCAAAATCACCTCTTGAAATATCATTTGGTTGTGCATGATATTTAACAGTTACATTATCAGTTAAGATAGTAGCGCCAGTTACTTTAGCAACAAAAGTGATATCACCATTGGCAGCTATTGTAGTATACTGTGGGAATTGGTCAAGTATAGAAGTTGATGAACCAACTAATCTAAATCCTCTAATTCCTTGCTTATCTGGGTTTGTAAATGCAGCTGCATCTACAGTAATTTTCGTAATGTTTCCACCTACGACCATTCCAGCTTTATTAGATGCTGAGAATGCTGTGTCATAGTTGTAATCTGCTGGTGCTAATGCTCCAGTTACGAATGTTCCTGCTGCTACAGTAGCACCATCAGTTTGATTTCCAGTTACTTGGTCATTGATTGAATAACCAAATCTACCAGCACCATATAAACCACCTGTTGGGTCACCTGAAGTTTCAGTTACACCGAATACAGAATCATTTTGTGAATCTTTTCCAGCGCCTGTTGCGAAACCTGGCTGAGCCGTACCATATTTAAAATCTAGATAAAATACTAGACCTGATGGTAAGTTCATTGGTTGTACTGATACGAAATCTTTTGCTACGATTTCACTAAATATTCTTCTTACTAATGGTAGAGCTACACCAGCCCACTCTTCTGAATTTGCAGAAGTACCAGTAGAAGAAGCTTCTTTTACTAATTGTCTTGCTTGGTTTTCTAAAAGAGTCGCAACGCCAGCTTTTTCAACTTCGTTTTCGATTCCTTCTAAAAGACCGGTCTTTTCCCACTTACCAGCTAGGGCTCTAGTCGTTTCCGATAGTCTTGCTGTATGAGAAGAACCTTCATTTAAAATGTTTTTTAAATCCATTTTTTTTCTCCTATTAATCTTTATTAATTATTTTAAACCTGCTAGTTTTTTCCATCTAGCGGCCATGTCGTTACCTTCAGAAATTATTTTCTTTGGTGCAGAACTTTTTGTTGCTTTAGAAGCATAACCTTCTTTAACAACTGTTCTTTTCTTTTTAGCAACGTTTAAGTTTTCTGCTAAAGTTGAAAATACTAATTTAACTTCTCTTACTGATGAAGTTCTGTCGAAGTTTTCAAGAACTTTAACCTTTTGGTTTTCGTTCAATTCAAAAGTTCTGAATAGTTTGTTAGTATAAAGTAGTTTAGCGTTCAACAGATTTACTTCATTGATAGTTTTTTGTAAACTTTCAATAGTAAGGTATGCTTCTTCTAATTCCTCATCTTTATTCTCTTCTACTTCTTCTTCACCTTCATTTACTTCTTCTTCTTCTTCTGATACTTTTTCTTCAGAATCATCTTCCATTTCTTTCAAAGTTTTAATAACTTCGTCTAAATCGATTTCTTCTTCTTCGTCCATATCATCTTCTTCAGCAACAGCTTCTTCTTCGTTTTCGTAAGTTTCTTCAGTTGGTTCTTCTTCTTCAGATACTTCTTCTTCATCTTCAGTTTCTAACTCAGCTTCTAATTCAGCGATTACAGATTCTAAATCTAAATCATCTTCTTCTTCTTCTTCGTTAGCTTCTTCTGATTCATAAGTTTCATCGTGAGATTCTTCATCTTCTTCAGATACTTCTTCTTCGTTTTCAGAATAGTTTTCATCAGCAGGTTCGTCATCGTTAGATTCTTCACCTTCTTCTTCTTTAACTTCTTCTTCTTCGTTGTGCTCTTCACCTTCTTCTTCAGTCATTTCTTCTTCGTCAGATTCTTCTTCAGTTTCAACTTCAGGTTCAACAGCTACTGCTGTATCATCTTCCATATCTTCTTCCATTTCATCTTCATCAGCTTCTTCAGCTAATTTCGCAGAAATCATTGATTGTAGTTTTGGGGTGAACGC